AATTCAAACTTCAGATGATGCAACTGCTGCAACAAAAGCTGTCTTTGATTATCCAATTTATCTAGCTCCTGGGCTCGAATATGCTCTGGTTCTTCTGGCACCGGAAAGTGTTGAATATGAAGTTTTTATTGCAGAAATGGGCAAAAAAACTATTCAATCTAAAAATCTTCCAGATTCTGAATCAGTCTTGTATACTCAACAATTTGCTATGGGAAGTTTGTTTAAATCTCAAAATGGATCTATTTGGACTGCAGACCAATATCAAGATATGAAGTTTACTCTTTATAGAGCAAACTTTGTCACAAATACTCCAGCTACTGCGTTCTTCTATAACCCCACACTTAATGAAAGTAATGGATATATTCCAAATCTCCAGAATAATCCTTTGACAGTTTTCCCAAGAAAATTAAGTGTTGGTATTACAACTGCAACAAATTCTACAATGGTAGGAATTCTAACTACTGGTAGAAAAATTAGTGAAAGCACAAAAACATACAACTATGGTTATATTGTAGGCACTGGATGCTCAGCTTCTTCAGTTGGAGTTACAACATCAGGTTTTAATTATGTATCGGACACTAATGTTTCAACTTATAATATTATTGGAAGTGGATCTGGTCTTACATTAAATATAACAGCTTCTGCTGGAGCGATTACTGCCGCTTCAATTGTAAATCCAGGTAATGGATATGCAGTTGGTGATGTTGTTGGTATTGTAACTTCTTCAGTCTCAAGTAACAGTGGTATGAATGCTCGAATTACAATTACTGGAAATAATGGTGGTATCGATACACTATATCTAAGTAATGTACAGGGAGAATCATTTACTTCAAATGGAACCGCAAATCTAGTTTATTTCGATTCTTCTAATAATTCGGTTTCTCTAGGAAACACATATATTACCAGTTCAACACCGGTTGGATCAATTTATAGTGGAAACTTTGTTAGGGTAAATCATTTTAATCACGGAATGTATGCTGCAAATAACCAAGTTGCAATTAGTGGTATTGTACCCAATACAACACCCACAACTTTATCACAAGCAATTACAGCGTCTGCTACATCTATTTCGGTTGCAAACACTTCAAACTTTACAACTTTTGAAGGAAATTTAGTAAGTGGAACAAATCCAGGATATGCAATTATTGAAAACGAAATTATTAGATATGAAAGTATTGGTTCCGGAACTTTAGAAACTGTAGTTAGAGGACAATCATCTACACTTTCTATTCCACACTCAACTAACACCCTTGTGTATAAGTATGAATTTAATGGCATTTCTTTGAGAAGAATTAATGCAGTTCATGATATTAGTGACATTGGACTAGATATTGATAGATACTATATTCAAATTGATAGAACTTCGAACGGTATTAATAGAAGTTCTGACAACACACCCGCAGGATATCCTCAAATGTCATTCTCATCCGAAATAACTTCAGGAGGATCTAAAGTTTTTGCATCAGAAAATATTCAATATGATGCAATCATACCATATTTCGAGGCGGCGTCTCCAAGTCCTGCAACATCTCTATCTGCAAGAATTAGAACAATTAGTGGAACTAGCAGTAGTGGTAATGAAATTTCATTCCAAGATTTAGGATATGAAGATATACAATTGAATTCTTTAAATACATTGTCTTCAAGTAGAATTGTCGCGTCTAAAGTAAATGAAGATGCATTTTTAACTAATCTTCCCAGAAACAAATCCTTTACAACAGCTATTACTCTATCATCAACAAATAAATATGTTTCCCCTCAAATATTTTTAGATTCTTCTTTTACAGATTTTCATAGTAATAGAATCAATTCTCCAATATCCAACTATTCTCAGGATGGCAGAGTAAACTCTATCGTCGATGATCCTCATGTTGCAACTTATATTTCAAATACAATAAGATTATCTCAACCAGCAGCGTCACTTAAAGTCATTCTCTCAGCATATAGACATTTTTCTGCAGACTTTAGAGTTCTCTATAGTTTAATAAGAGCAGATTCTAGCGAAGTTGATCAATCATTTGAATTGTTTCCTGGATATGACAATTTAACAATTGATAATAATAATGATGGATATCCTGATGTAATAGATCCTGCAAATAATAGTGGATTGCCCGATGTTTTTGTTCCCGCAAGTAATAGAAATCAATTTTTGGAATATGAATTTTCTGCAAATAATTTGGGACAATTTAGTGGGTTTACAATTAAAATCGTGATGTCGTCAACAAATCAGGCATATCCACCAAGATTTAAAGATTTGAGATGTATTGCAATAAGATGATGATACCAGTAAAGGGACACCCAAATTTATATCGTGATGAAAAGTCTGGAGCAATAGTAAATTGTGATAGTAATGCGTATAGTCAATATGTTAATAGTTTAAATAAAAGAAATGAGCAAAAAAATGAAATAGAAAAAATCAAACAAGACCTAGATGAAATTAAATCTTTATTGAAGGAGATATCCAATGGATCCAAATGAAATTACTCTCGATAGTATCGATAAATTATTTGAGTATGAGAAACATTCAAGACTTATTGATGAAATGGACTATCAACAGCTTAAAAATTTTTCAAAATTATATTGCAAGTTATATTTGAAACAGCAAGAGGTTATTAAATCTTTAGGGACACTTTGAAATATAAATAAAAAGTAGAGTTTAAAAGAATAGATGGCTGCAGTATACGTAAATAATCTAGTCATAAACTCTGGATCCGACTTCAGTCAATCTTTTACTTTGGAAGGATCTGACACAAACTCCGCTTTTGATTTAACAGGATACACTGTAGAATCTCAGATGCGAAAATGGGCAGGTAGTTCTTCATCTGTAACTTTTTCTGCAGAAATTGTTTTTCCACCTATAGATGGTATTATACAACTTAGTTTAAGTGCAAATCAAACAACATCTATAAAACCAGGAAGATATATTTATGATGTTGTAATTACATCACTTACTGGTATAAAAAATAGAGTACTAGAGGGAATGGTTCTTGTAACAGAGGGAGTTACTCGATAATGTCCGATATTAAAGTTAGGGTAGGGCAGCAAAATTCTATTAAAGTAGTTTCCAGTATTTCTGGATCTGCTGGCAATGCACTTAACTCAGTAAATGTAATTGGCGGTATTGGATCAATAAGAGAACTTTACGTAAGTGGAATTTCTACGTTTGTTGGTGTAAGTACTTTTAAAAATGATGTATATGTTGATGGTGATTTGTATGTTAGTGATGATTTAGTATTTGATGAGTTTACTGCTAGAAATGCTATTATTACAGGTATAGCGACAGTTTCTGGTGGTCTTTATTACGGACCTTATTATACATATGGAATTCCCTATTTTGATGCCACTGGATTGATTGTTTCTACAAATAGTCCGTCAAATGGAATTGATTATACTAACTATATAATGACAACAGATAATAGTGATGTTCCCACCTGGTCAAATACAATAGATGGAGGTACTTACTGATGGCAAAACCAGCAACAAGACAAGAATTAATTGATTATTGTCTCAGAAGATTGGGAGCTCCTGTTCTAGAAATCAATGTTGATGATGACCAAATAGACGATTTAGTTGATGACGCTTTGCAATACTTTCAAGAGAGGCACTTTGATGGTGTCGAGAGAATGTATCTTAAATACAAAGTAACTCAGCAAGATTTAGATAGGGGTACAGCTGACCCTGCAAACGGTGTTGGTATAGTTACAACAACAGGAACTGCAAATATTAGTGGAATAGGATCTACTACTTTTACATTTTATGAGAATTCAAATTTTGTTCAAGTACCCGACTCTGTTATAGGAATTGAAAAAGTTTTTAAATTTGATAGCAGTTCAATTTCTTCTGGAATGTTTAGCATTAAATATCAATTATTTCTTAATGATTTATATTATTTCAATTCAGTCGAGTTGTTACAATATTCGATGGTAAAAACTTATCTAGAGGATATTGATTTCTTACTTACTACAGATAAACAAATTCGTTTTAATAAAAGGCAAAATAGATTATATTTAGATATAGATTGGGCGGCAAAATCTGATGACACTTATATTATAATTGATTGCTATAGAATTTTAGATCCTAATGATTTTACAAAAGTTTATAATGATAGTTTTTTAAAGGTATACTTAACTTCTTTAATTAAAAGACAATGGGGACAAAACTTAATTAAATTTAGAGGAGTTAAACTTCCAGGAGGAATTGAATTAAATGGTAGAGAAATATATGAAGATGCTGAAAGAGAATTATCAGACATAAGACAAAGAATGGCAATGGATTATGAACTTCCACCTTACGATTTTATTGGATAATAATGGCACTTAATCCCTTTTTTCTACAAGGTTCTCCAGGAGAACAAAGACTTATACAAAATTTAATTAATGAACAATTGAAAATTTATGGTGTAGAAGTAATTTATATTCCAAGAAAATTTGTCAGAAAAGAAACTATACTTAGAGAGATAAGTGCATCTAAGTTTGATGATAATTTTGCTATTGAAGCTTATGTTAATACTTTTGATGGTTATTCTGGTCAGGGTGATATTTTATCAAAATTT